CTACCTCCCGCCACCTACACCACGTGCCGGGACACGATCGTGCTCGATACACCGATCATAGTTAAACGTGACAATAGATACATTATCGAATATCGCATCAATTGAATCCGACTGAATGTTTTCCGTAAGTATTTTGCAGAATATATTATGCCAAAGCAGACTATTGTTTCCTCCAAAAGCGATACGGCCGCTTCTATTCTTGTCCGCCATGATTGTGCTATTCTTTTCAGCTTCAAGAATAGCGGCTGCAATCCCAAGCTTGCCGCACAGCACGATTTCCGCATCATTACTGTGCGTGTGGAGAAAATTATCAATGGATATAGCCAGTGGCATAGCCGAAACAATCGAACGGCAAGCATTCAAATAGTTATCAATTTGGCCTTGATTTTTTTGTTGAGCGGCTGCCTCAAGGGCTTTTAGGACAAGTGGATCGCCAGATGCTAGTTCTCTAAATCCTTCGAAGCGCAAGTCGAGTTTGGTTGCAATGATACCTTTCAGTCCTTCTCCTAAGGGGAAATTTAGATCATAGCTTCCACCGGCGCCTACGATTAAAACGGTCTTCTTTTTGAACATTTGGTACAATCCTCACGTTACTCAAAATGTACCATGGCGACGGGACAGAGACATCGGTGGTTGTCGGTAATCAACTGAAAAATGCCATCTGGGCAAATAGAGAAGCCCGGCTGTTAACCGGGGTCTCTGTCGTTACGCCGCTTGCCGCTGAAAGGCTTCAAGCTCTTTTTCGTATCGCCGAACCGCCATACGCCTAATGGTTCGCTCAAACGGCCCGTCCACCTCAATCCTAAAAGCCCTCGTTTGGGTGTTTGGTAGAGTCGCTGCCGGGCTAATTACCTTCCACCCATCCTCATAATCGCAGAGCTGCAAACCCCTAATCTCGATTTGAAGCTGCGGGATGAGGATCGTTAAGATCGCGCGGAGCTTACTCTTGGAACCCGGCCGATTGTGGAACAGGCGAAAGTCCGTGATTTTGACGGTCAATTCATCGCTGGTCATGCATTTATCCCACTTTTGCAGACAATCGATACAAAGGCTGACCGTTCGTCCGGCTCGACTGAGACAATGTTGTAGAGCTTGCCGGACCGCAGGTCCTTCACCCGCCAAGTGTTGTCCATCGGGATCACGGCTGGCTGGTAGCGGATCGTCCAAACCACGGTCTGCACACCCGTCAGCTTGGCATTCATGACGGACTCGTCGCCCCGTAAAATCTGACGGCGGGCAGGTGCCGTGAACTGCGCGACGAATGGTCCACCCGGAAAGGTATTGCCGAAACCGTCGTCATCCATGGACCGCGCCTCAAGCGCGATCCTTTCCCTAAGCTGTCCCGCGCCGGTCATTGTGTCACCTGCGGGGCGTTATGCTGGCCGTTCACTGCGATTGTGCCAAGCGGGGCATAGTTGAGCGGTTGCAAGTACACGTCGCCGCCCTTGACCTTGCCCATGGATTCGCGAGCGCGGATTTCGTCCGTGTTCAGGAATCCGTTTTGCTTGCCGATAGCGTACGCCTCATAGCGCGTCTTCTGGTCGCCTGCGAGCATGTCCGACCAGTCGTGCTCTAGGTAGTACTCTTTGCGCGCTGTCGGGCTTAGCAAGGCCGTGGAAAGCTGTGCCTCGATTCGCTTGCCGAAAGGCCGAAGGCAACGAATGACTAGAGCGCGGCTTTCGTCCGAAATCGAATTCCAGTTGGAAAACAGAAGCAACCCGACAGCAGAAGGTGGGACGCCAAAAATCCTACAAATGTCATACGCAGCCCACTGCCGAGATTCCAAGAGCTGTGCATCAGCGGCGGAAAACTGGATCGGAGTCCACTTAGCGCCGTTGTCGAGCACCATCAACGAGTTGATATTCCTGCGGCCCAGGAACTTGTCGCGGAACGAGGTTCGAAGCGCTTCGAACTTTGTCGGGTCGACTGCATCGGGAAGGCTGATCAAGCCAGAGGGACGGAAGCTGTTTTCAGCAGATTCGCCTTGGGATTCCTCCATGGCCGTGGCGATACCCATGGAAATTGCCGCGAGGGCGATGGGGGATTGCCCGACATTTTTCCCGTTCGCACGATATTTGAGATGCACAACTTCATCCGCCGTCAATACCTGCACATCGCCGGGCTTGTTCGGGTTGATCCAGCGATAGCGAGGACGGCCCGTGGAGGAGATCGTCTCTACCGTCACGTCGCCCCATGCGAGATGCTGGAGTCCGCTCACCTGAGACTTCCCGTTCCGATGGACCTTCAGGACCGAGTTGCCATAGGTGGCGATTTCAGCGGCAACGGCTTCTTTCATATCGAAGCTCGACACGCCGTTGTAAGCTTCATCGACAAGCACGGACTGCAATGGATGGCTGGCCGCGATTTCAGCCCCACCGGCCGGATTGAGCTTATAGACGTTCAGCTCTGCCGCCGCGATGCTTTCCGAAATCAGCTTCACGCACGCTTGAGCGACCGCAAGATTGCTCACTTTCTCGATGTCGACGCTACCGGCAAACCGAGCGCCAAGGAACTGGCCTAGTAGTGGGTCGCTCGATGCGATCCGCTGCTCCTGTGCGGGTTGTTTAAATGGCCACATTATTCGCAGCTCCTTCCAGTTCGAGAATTCGGATACGGCGCTCGGCGTCCGTCATGGGCTGGCGAGAGCGGACGCTTGCTTCCGTGCCGCTGTAGGCCGGGAAGCTGGACACGAGACTCGCCTCCCGAAGGTTGATCCGCTTCAGGGTTCGATGACTTCCCGTCCAACTCTCAGAATCCGGCCCGTCTACGGTGAATCCAAAACTGAGACCTCCCGCCGTCTTAGTTCGAACCATCTCCAGCGCGTCACGGCCTGCCGCCGTATCCACGGGCGTCAATTCGAACCGCAAGCCGATATAGTCTTCGGCCAGCTTCAGCGAGCCGTTAGCAGTCCGACCGATAACGCGGTCATATTGATGATCCTGCAAAAATAGGATGTCCGGGTTGCTGCGAAGGCTCTCCGAAAACGCACCGGGCGAAATTTCTTCCGAAAAATCAGATATTTGCGCGGTGTTGTTAAATTTGGCGATGTAGCCGACGATGGTCTTGCCGCTCGACTGAACATCAGTAGCGGCGCGCTTTTCAAGCGTCATAGCTGGACTCCCCTCAATGCTGTGATGAATGTTCTAAGAGACAGAGGCAGTTCCTTGACAATCCCGTCTACTACCGGCTCGCGCCACTGGTAGAGCTGACCGCAGAGCAGCAACACGGCTATCTTTGCGTCGGGGTCGATAGGGGCGGCGACTGCCACCCCTATGCGGTTCAAGTACTTCTCTGCCGCCTCGACGTAGGTCATAATCAGCTCGTCGTCTTCATTGTGGAAAACGCGAATTGCCTTTTTGACCGTTTGGAGATCGACAACGCTCATGATTAGACGGCCTTCCAAGCGAATGCCTGATTGTGGCGAACGACCGTATCGCAATCAAGAAATGCGTGGAGTCGCAGGCCGCCCTTGCTGGCGTCCGTGTACGGATTTGCGAGGATGTCTACCCCAGAGAAATACCCGATCATCAGCTCATTCCAGACGCCTGCAATCAGCGGATTCTCGCCAGCGATTGCCGCCACCTGATTGGTGGAAACGACGGGCGTATTGTGGAAGATTTCAGCCTGCGGGATGGTGCGACCCGTGGTGTCCTTAATCTTACGAGCGACAGCAAGCAGGGCCGGATTCGTCAGGAATCCAACCGTTCCCGTCACATCATCAAGCTCCAGATCCGCCAGCAAGTCGGCGGCAATGTCGGACAGGATCGTGCTTACCGTCGCGTTCTCAGCGATGGCGGTAAGAAGGCCGGTCGGCTGGTTAGTGCCAGTACCAGCAATCGCAGCCTTATCGAGACCCTGTGCGAGAACGAAGGCCAGATCATTGCGAAGGACGTTTTCGAGCGCAACGCCATTTTGGAGGAGAAGGCGACGGCTAAGGTACTGTTCCGCTGTGATCGTCTTCGGCTTCAGAGAAACCTTGTCAAAAACGCTATCGGAAGCTGTAGAGCTACCGTCTTCCGCAACCCAGGTAGTAGACGGACCACTCACAAGACGCGGCAAGTCAAGATTCGAGGTAAGGCCAGAGATGACATTCGCGCCAAGCTTTTGGACAGCAAGGACGGGCCGCAGACGGTCGATAAGGCCGCCAAGGTCGGTCGCTACAGTGTTGCCACCCGAACCGCCAACGGTCATTGCACGCTGCTCTTGCTGGCGTTCGCCAAAGATAACGCTGGTAGGGATCATGACGCCCCGTACTTCGCGACCCTTCGACAGGGACTCATGCTGTTCGCGTTCGATACCGGTGAGAGTGCCGTCCTGAGCTTCACGGATAGCTTTGGCTACCGAATAGGACCGAAGTTCGCGACTAAGGTTAGCGTCCGGTTGCGCGTCGGCCTGCCGCTCAAAATCAGCGATTTTGCGGGCGTTCTGGATCTGGATGTCCAGAGCGCGGATTTCGGACTCGAGAGCATTAAAAGCGGCCTGATCCGGGCTAGCGCCGAGAGCCTTCATGGCTTCAAGCTTGGCTGCGCGATTTTCGATTGCATGATTAAGATTCAAGCTGTAGTTCTCCTGTTAGATTGGCTGTTTTCGCGTTGTGGTGATGGGAAAAGCAGCCGGATTGAATGAGTGCGCTTCGCGCGCTGGCCATATCACAGGCCATGGAGCTGAATGCTCGGGAGCTTAGGTGCTCAAGGTTCTGGAAAATGTTGCCGCTTGGGCTGTTGGTCATTCCTTTCTGAATTGGTTCAAATCGACCTAGCTTCAGAGGGAGAGCGGCGACGGAAAATGGTGAAACCGCCGCCGCCTATAAGAGAACACCCACTCGAAGCGTAATACATACTTAGCGGTGGGGTGGGGGCGCTCAACACGAGCCAAATATGATTATTCGTCGTTCTTGTAAGCCGTTGATTTTGATCAGGTAAATCTATTTGGCGCGTGAGCGGAGATATTGTTGCGCAAAGAAAACCCTGTCGGCTCATGTTGGCAGGGTTGCAAGAAATAAAGCCATAGCGAGCACCGCAGGGCTTCAATACATATGAATAGCCCTATATTTTCAATTGCAGCTGTGTGTGCATCGGGACCCCGCCGGTAGTTGATCGCCGCAAATCGACAGACTCCGATGCCGCCCCGGTCCTGTCAGCGATCGAACGTCGCCCCGTCGCTCGCTCAAGTTGATCTCGATTTGCAGCTAAAAAGCTATTATTAATTGCAAGATTCAATTTGGTAGGGCGGAACAATGTGGGTAGTAATTTTAGTCTGTTTTGTCGCTTTCGTGATAGTTGTAAGGTGGCTTCCCGAGAGAAAGAAAATAAGAACGCTCAATAAAGCGCTCGCTAGAATGGAGAATTTTAATCCGCTAGTCTCACGGGCGCCGAGTGGACAGAGTACGGGTATTGCCATCGACCCGACCAGTAACAGGTTCGTACTCACTGATAGTGAAAGACTTAAAGTCTTTAGCTTCTCGGACCTGATCGCTGTTGAAGTTATGAAGAATGGAACATCAATTTCCGTAACCAATCGCGGAAGTCAGGCCGCAGGTGCAGCGGTTGGAGCTTTGTTGCTCGGACCCGTTGGCCTTCTGCTTGGAGGCGTAACGGGATCAAAACGGAACATTCAAAAAATCGAACAATTGTCATTGAAGATATTCACCAATGATCTTGTAAAGCCGGTCTATGAGATAGTGTTTTTCAGTGGAAAGCCCCTCGATCCCAGATCGACGTTGATAAAAAAAGCATCTGAAGAGCTGGATACATGGCATGGTCGTTTTCGAACAATCTTGCATGGAGCACATTCCGAAAGACCAGCAATCAGCCATCTCGAATAGCTGGATTGCCAACCCGGTCAAGCTCTTGCAAGGCGAGCCGCGATGGTGAATCTAGGTGTTGTCTTCGTCAAGACGCCTAACAGCTTGGAAAAGCAATGCGCGAACACATAATCAGCGAGATACGGAGACTGGCTGCGCAAAGCAAAGGTCAGCCACCCGGCAGTAAAGCATATTGGCAACGACGCTTCGCAGATCGGCGAGCGAACGGCGAATGGTTTAAACTCACTCCTGAGGACGTGAAGGCATTCATGCGCCGTAAGTTCCAATAGCTCGCGCTCGCTTTCACTCCGTCCTGTCGGTATCCTTTCCTCACAAAAAACTCGCCACATCTTCTCCGCTCGCTCTTCCTCATCCTCTTAAAGAGGAATGAGGACGAGGATCGGGAGCAGATTCTGATCTCCCGTCCTCATATCCTCAAAGAGATTTCCTCAATGAGGATGACTGTGAGGATGGTGGACTATTCGTCTTGTGATTGATTTTTTGGCGGGGAAATCTCCCCTATTGATGTCAACTCATAGACCATGGATCGCCCGTCCTCTTTCAGGACTCCACGTTCAGTAAGCTTGCTTTTGGCTCGCATCAGATCGCGCCCGGCATTCTTCGGCGGGACCATTGTCTTGAACTCGGCTTCGGCCATGTTCATACTTGCGCGGTAAATCCACAGATCGTCATCGTTCTTTTCCGGTTGCCGTCCGCTGCTGTATACGACGCGAGAAATCGCCAGCCTTAGAGACTTCTCCACTGTCGAGAACGGGTCGACTTTCTTTGGCTGGCCGCTATAGACGACAACAGGGGCAAACCGGGTATCGCCCGATGCTTTCAGGCCGACCGCCACGGAACGCATGCTGTAATCTGTAAGGTAGCCGGTCTCTTCGTCGCGATGCTTTTCTAGAAACATATAACGACGCCCGCGCTCACCCTCGACGTTTTCGGCCTTCAGACCGATAATGAAATCAGCGTGGTCATAGCTGACGCCAGAGCCGCGCACGATTGATCCTTCCTCACCCTTTGCCGAGTGATGCAAAACAGCGATGGTAATACCAAGCGAGCTTGAGATTTCCATCAGCAACGGCCATGCTTTGTTCCATTGCTCTTGATCCGAATCGTTGGTGACGAGGCCGGAAGCCGTGGCAGTGTCGATGACGAGGACGGTAAGTTCACACCCATGCTCTTCGCGGCAGCGCTCTTGATGGTGACGGACAGCGCCAAACATGACGGCATAGCCACTCTTAGCATCCAGTCGAGATGGATTGCTGAGAACTGGGTAAAACGGCACATGGTGCATGACCGATCCAACCTCTTTCGCAATCGCCTTCCACCTATACTTAATAGAGTTGACGCTTTCGTAGCCGTACCAGAGGACACCTTGCTTGCCGGTAACGCGACGGCCGTTCCAGACGTCGCCACGGACAAGGTGCGCCACGATGTCTAGCATTATGGCGGTCTTGCCTGTGCCACTCATGCCAGCAAGCAAACCGACGCCCGGCAGGGGAATTACGCCCTCGATAATCTCCGGTGCATTCGGGATGTCGGCAGTAACGTCGAACTCATCCGCCAATTCCCCAAGGCTATACTTGTCGGCAATTTCCAGAAGCGACATATCAGCGACTTCGCCGCGTGGCGCGCTTTTTAGTCGTTGTTCGGCCAGTTGCCTTGTAAGCTCGGCTTCCCGGCGCTTAGACGCCTCAAGTAGAGCAGCTAACTTTCCTGCTTCGATGTTTGTGTTTGCGGGCTCGGCAAGATGATCCCCAACCCGAATGGCTTTCCTGAGAGGGGCCATTTCAGTCGTTGACCATAAGAACGCTCACCCGGCCGCGCTCAAGCTTAGCCTCGTTTACGGGTGGTATGCCGTGCTTCGCCATGGTGCGGGTAAACCAACCGTCATTGGTGCGGTGGGGGCGAAAATAGATATCGACACCGGCTTCCCGGTAGCCCGCAATCGCACGCTCTGTCTCGATGATGGATTTTTGGATTCGATCAAACTGGCTCATGCTGCACCTCCGACAATGATCATCGGGTACTTTGGTGCACCCCCAATGCGTTCATTAATCCAAGCAGTTACTTCGCTTCGGACATAAGCTATTCTGCGTTCGCCGATCTGCCGGGCGGTTGGAAATTTACCCTCACGCTCCATTGCTCTCAGCAACGGCTTAGACATGGTAGTAAGAGCCGCCGCTTCATTGGGGCTCATCAATAGGCTTACAAATTCAGTCTTCAAGGTAACTCTCCTTTTCGTTTTCTCGCCTTCAAGACATACGTAGAATCTGAGCCCGGTCGCTCAACTTGCCTGAAAAGAGAAATACGAAAAAAATCATACTGCCGGCGAGCTACCGCAATAAGTGGCCCATTCATCCATGAGCGCTCGTCTCTTCTTCAGGGCATCAGAGCGGCGGTATGCGGCTTCCGTCTTATCGGAAAGACCATGAGCAAGAGCATGTTCCATGACTTCGCGCGGATGATGGGTCTCATCTCCAGCCCAATCTCTGAAGCTAGACCGAAAGCCGTGAATCGTCTCATTGCCACCGGATGCCAGCCGTATAGCCTTGACCATTGCCGTATCGCTTATCGGTCGGCCCTCGGACTCGCCCTCGAATACTAGGTCACCCGTGGCGACTTGTTGCCGCTCTTTCAGGAGTTCCACCGCGCGATCACTCAGAGGAACACGATGCTCGACGCCCGCTTTCATCCGTTCCTTCGGAATGACCCAAAGCGCGCCCGCAAGGTCGAATTCGGGCCAGACAGCGCCGCGAACCTCACCTGATCGGCAAGCCGTCAAACAAGTGAGTTCAGAAGCCCTAGCGGAAACGCCCGTGGCGGCCCGCAGTTTAGCCATGACGGCAGGTATCTTCTCGTAAGCGACGGCCTCATGATTGCCGCGCGACAGCTTGCTTTGAGCCGGTAGAAGTTCTTTTAATCCACCCTTCCACCGGGCTGGGTTGTCGCCAGTGAAGATTTTGCGCGCCATGGCATTTTCGAAGACAGATTCAATGCGCATTCTGGTCCGGTTTGCTGTTTCCGGCTTTTCTGTCCAGATGGGCTTGAGCGCCTCAAATACGTCGTCAATGGTGATGTCGGCTATGAATTTCATGTGCAGCGGCTTGGCGTAGGTGCGCAAGGTCATTGCCCATTGCGCCTTGTGTTTCTCATTCTTGGCGCTAGCGGTCTTAACCGTGATCACTTCTTCCATGATCTTTTCGAACGTCGGTCGCTCATCCTTGATGCCGTCTATTGGCTGACCCCGCGCAAGCTGATCTCGAATTTCTTGCGCCTTCTCACGAGCTAGCTCCAACGATACGGGCTGTGTAGAAAAGCCGGGATATGGGCCTAGCGCGATCTCTGTTCGCTTGCCTGACCGCTTGTAAATGAAGTGCCAAGACTTCGAACCACCAACCCGAATCCGAAGGAAAAGCCCCGCTCCATCGCTGTAGATTCCGGGCTTGATTAGCCTCTCTATGCGGGTCTTTGTCAGCTTTTTCTCTGCCATGTCCGATTCCCTATGTCATAACTCTAGTAAGGGAAATACGAAAAATACGGAGAAAATTCAATGGTGTTAGCCCATACTATCCTTATCTTGCGGGAACACGCGGACACCTCTTCCGCCATTTCTACCCTTATCCATAACAGCCGGTACTCAATTCCATATTTCGGCCCCGGCATAACAGCCTCGCGTTCACCTGCGAGATGCCACTTGATTGTCACCGTCGATCCTGTAGACACCACCGAAGAACGCGACTGCCGTCAACTTTAG